TTCCATGCGCTCTCATCGGTATGAACTCCGAAAAGATGTCCGAATATATCGAGTATGTATCTGATAGATTGTTGAAGCAGATCGGGGTGCCTCCAATTTGGAACTCCAAGAATCCATTTGACTTCATGGAGAACATTAGCCTCGACGGGAAGACAAACTTCTTCGAAAAGAGGGTTGGGGACTATGGCAAGATGGACGACACTTCAGATGAAATTGGTTTTGATGAAGATTTTTAATATTGAGTTATTATAAATGTCTCAAATCGCCATCATTGGCGGTGTCGTTTTGGTAATGTGTTCTTCTTCACTCGCTGCTGCACTAATGATGGGTGGTGAGGAAACCACCAGTACAACAGGTCCCACGGGACCCAGTGGGTCAGCAGAAGTCAGTTTTGTCATACCCACCGATGAAACATCCCTCAATGAGTGCTATGCCTCAAGATACACCGATTTAAGACTCGCCTATGATACTAATAACACCGGCCTTGGTGCTCACTGGACAACTTACGGTACAGGAGAAGGTCGCGACCATTCATGTACTATAACCGACGCAGAAGCTCAGTGCTATCTCGATCGCTACCCAGATGCTAAAGCATATGCCGGTACTGATTTGAAAAAAGCGCGAAAACATTACTACGAAACCGGTATGGCTTTAAATAGAGATTTTACTTGTCCACCAGGTAAAAAGGAAATTCAATGTTACTTAGATCGTTATCCAGATTTGCAAACTGCTTATGGCACCAACCTGTACGGGGTAATGCAACATTGGTCTGCTCATGGTCAATCTGAAGGTCGAGATTATTCATGTTCATAAATAAAGATTAGACACAAATATCTAGTAAGCACGCATGCACGCAATTCTACAATCAGTGGTTGGCGGACCCGGACCTCTCATTGTCGAATATAATGGTCAAATGTTTATTGAAAATTGTTGGACTATCACCAATAAACATGTGGAAAACATTCACAATAAATTGAAAATGTTAAATTTTTCTAAAATTGAACAAACTACCGATCGTTCATTTATTCTTACATAGAGGAGTTGAGATCCAACGACTCGAGTTCGAGACCGGTATCTTGGAATGGAGTATCAACCATACCAGGCTTCATCACAACGTCCACTTGACGAATTGGTGGGACTGGTTCAGTTGTTTCCGTTGTTTCTTTAACTTGGCGCACGACTGGTAAATCCTTCTTGACATTCATCATACCCCACACAACGAGGATGAAGACAAGGGAGTGTACAAGGAGACCCATGGTTGATGGGCAACCGTTGGGGGTCGCGATGCGTGGACCAAGAACTCGCCTGACGATACGGAAAGTTTCTGGATTCGCGATGATGAAAAAGGTGAGACCAGAAATGAGGGAAGTCACAAACTTCTCCTGTTGCTTCTGACCATTGCACCCACAGCCGCAGTCTTTAAAAAGACCCATGATTATGTTTACTTTAGTCACACAAAAAAAATGACTTAAAGTCTAGCATCCCAGTAGATATATAATACCCACTACAAATGTCGCTTGCTATCCAACGATCCTCTGAATTTTCTGCCTCTTCTGTAGGCTTTTCAAAACTCCGTAAGAATAAGAATGGCGGTAAGACCGTCTACTTGAACGGTGGCGACAACAAAAAACTCTACCTTCAACTCCCATTCATGCGTTCCCCATATGGACTTAGTGCGTTCACTGACGAAGGCACTGGACGCACTACTTATTCTCTCGACCTCAGCTTTGACTCTGATAATGCTGAAGCAATGGACCTTCATGACAAGTTGAAGGAGCTTGATGAACTCATCGTCAATACTGTCGCCGAGAACTCCAAGGAATGGCTCGGTAAGGAGTTCAATGTCGCGGTTCTCCGTGAAGCTCTCTACAAGCCAATTGTGCGCCCAGGTAAGGAGCCATATCCATCAACCCTCAAGCTCAAGGTTGCTACGAAGCCTGATGGCTCGTTTGTTCCAGAAGCGTACACTATGCAAAAGGAACAAGTCTCCCTTGATACTATTGAAAAGGGACAAAAGGCTATGGCGATTGTTGATGTCAGCTCCATCTGGTTCATCGACAACAAGTTTGGTGTGACGATCCGTCTCCAGCAAACTCTCCTTGAGCAATCCACCAAGCTTCCATCTTTCGCCTTCCAAGGTCTTGACCTCCCAGAAGAGGATGAGGTTGATGAAGAAGAAGAGGAAGTTGAAGTAGACGAAGAATAAATAATTAAATTGTAATCAAATAATTCCTCAAATTTGATATGAAACTTATGAATCAAGTTACATATGAAGTTATTCTCTCAAGAAGAATTAAGATAGATGTTGTCACACCTAAGTAATCTATATTTCAGTAGATATCGTAACAGAATGAATTTCATTGAGAATCAAAAGGATCTTACAGAAGTTATCAGGGATGGAGATGCTATTACTCTCATGAAAATGGAATGTGAGATTGTAGAATATGTGGATTATGTGATGCTTAATGAAGGGGATGAGGAAGAATACCTAACTTTTCTGATTGCACAACATCCAGACCATAATGAAGCGTATCATATGTACCAAGCTTTTAGAAAGGTGTGTAGAAAAGAGTCACAATATCACTGGCATGAAATTATGAAGGTTATGGGTCGTTCAGTCATGTGTGGTGCTGTCATGAGTCAGAACTTAAAAGTGCTTGAACAAGCCATGTTTCATATGGATGAGAAAGAATTAGAAGATCTACTTTATGATATAGATGCTCCAGAAGTTTCAAAGTGGTATGATGAAAAATTTGTTAGTATGTAATAAGTATGGTGAAACTCGCGGACCTCGTCCACATCGCCAACAACGCCAAGACCAGTGCTCAGAAGAACGCGGTCGGTGAAGAAGTCAAGAAATTGATAAGGGGGCAAAAGGCGTGCTACCCAGAACAACAATTTTTTACAAAGATTCAAATGACACCACTCAAGATTAACAAGGCTACCCAACTCAGAACAATCGGCAAAGGTACGTACGGTACTGTCTTCTATGGATGTCTCGATGACGAGTGTAAAACACAAGTCGCCATCAAAGTTACGATTGAACCAAGTGCCCGAATGGAGTATCGCATCGCGGAAAAGTTGAGAGGTATGGGGGTGCCTCGCATGTATCACTTCAAATCGTGTGATCGCGATGATGTTCTTTATTTTGAATACATTGAGGGTGAACCTCTCGAAAAATGGGTGAAAAGGGGTCAATCACCCGAAGATTATCGTCAAGTGATTTCTCAACTCATCACAAACTTGAAAGCAATTCATGAAAAGTATCCAAAGTTTAGACACCACGATCTTCATTGGAACAACATTCTCGTATTGAAGGGTAACAAACCCATTATGATTGATTTTGGTATGTCCACGATCGAAGGTATTAGAAACCCAAATGTCGTGAGTGGCGAGTTTAAGAAATCTGGTATTTACTCTGGGTCGCATCAAATGTATGACGCACACTACATTCTTAACATCATATACAATTACACAAAATCTGTGCCAGTGCGTCATTTCATGGAAGACCTCTTTTCACGACAATATCTTCTTAGATCCTCACCTGTTACCAAAGATTTTCGTCTCCGTCCTCTAAAACATACGGGTCTTCCAACCTATGACCAAATCTTGAAGCATCCATTCCTTCAAGCTAAGAAGAAGATCACCATTCTCAGAAAGATTATCCCAAAAAAGACTGTGGCACTCAAACCCAAAACACCTGCGAAACCTGCCACTATGAGCGCCATTCGTCGTGCGAGGGCTGTTCTTCAAAAGGAAGCTGAAAAGAAGAAGCTTCCACCAAAGAGACCTGGTATTGCCAAACGCAAACCATCCGTGATGTCACAAGTTCGTGAAATTGAAAAGAAGATTGCGGTCAACAAACCTGAAAAGAAACCAAAAATATTCATCAACAAGAATGGTGATCTCAAAATTGATCGGCGTAAGTGTCGTCTCTACAAGAAGGAAGAATTAGTCAAAATGTTCAAATTAGATTCAAACTTAACCAAAGAACAAATGTGTAAATTCATAAAAAATATGTAATCGTATAGTATAAAATATGTGGCTTCTTGCTCTCCTCATCCTCATTGATCTTTTGATTCTCTCCCAAACAGGAAAGCGACGCCTTGATGTTACCGTCAGTGCGTCAGTTTCAAATGGAGAACAGTGGACTATTTACGGGACCATGGGTTGTGGTTGGACTCGTAAACAGTTGGAGTACATGAAAAAGAATGGTAAACCACACCGATTCGTTGACTGTGAAAAAGAAGGTTGTTCAGGCATGGAAGCCTTCCCAACTCTTGTTAGCCCCAATGGGGAAAAGATCGTGGGTTACAGTGAGATTTAAGCACGGATAATGCTCAAAGAGAGAGCGAGGATGAAAGCATCGAGCATGGTAGAAATTGGCTTGAGAACGGTAATGTGCTTCACAAGGGATCGGTTCCACGCGAAACGAAGAACAAAGGTCGCGATGAGAATGTTAAGAATGAAGAGGAGAAGCTCAGTGAGCATGTCCGACTTGGTTTGAGACTTAGCGACTTTGTCAATAACTTGCATTTTACTTATTAATGATATTTTTTTCTACATACACTACAAATGAAGGACCTCCCTCTCAGTGGGTCTGAAAGAAAATTCACCAACAAACGTTGGGGAACTTCTACTGGTATAGGCAATAACAATTGTTATGCATATGCCGTGGGCGACTATGAAGCGTATAGATTTCAAAAATCTATTCCAGGTGATCGCTCAGGTCTTTCCAATAGAAACCACAACTATACACACTGTACGGGTCTCCCAAAGCGCGTTATTTCGGATAACCCCGCAAAGATATATCGCGCCAAACCCAATGAAAAGTGTAAAAAGGGGTACTATAAGGTGATGATGTTTGTGTGTCCTGGAAGACCAACAAACTATATTCGTCAAGGAGACTTCCACTTCTATGTTCAACACGGTGTCGTGGAATACCGTGTTAAGCCAGGTGATACACAGGAATCTGTCGCCAAATTCTTCAAAATACCTTTGTCAAGAGTCAAGCGTGCTGGTAAGTTTATGCCAAATAAGAGAATCGTTTTTAGAGCCAATGTCTTCAGCCACAAGCGGGGGTGGGCCACGGGTCCACTTCTGGTTGATGCATCTGGTAAATCCATTAAGGATCCTCGTAAAGCGGATAGGAACTACCCTGGACTAAACTATGAGACGTATTGCAGCTCATTCTGCGTCAAGGACAAGGGAATCAAGGTCGGAAAGACTCATCCCAAGGTCAGACAGAAGACTGTCTAAATCTACTGTATTTTCAACATCAAAAGACATATCAAATATATCCATTATATTGAAAATGGCTTCACTCTGCAATGACACAGCGTTCGACTGCGCTGTGTAATTGTTCTGAACCGTCACCGTCACCTTAAACTGCGAAACGTCAAATACTTTTCTACATAGGGGACACGTATTCTTACCTTTACCTTTCCACTCCTCTAGACAGTGGGAATGAAACATATGTCCACATCTGATCGGAGAATTGGTCCTCGTTGATCTGACTTCATTGAGACATATGGCACATTGTGACATTCTAGAGTATGGGTTTAAAGTTTTTTTCGTGATTTAGCTCAGTTAGTAAATCTTGGACATATCGGTGTATCGATCGCATGGGTCACAGGTAGTTCGTGATTGTTCTTGAACTTTGTTAAGAAGTTCTGGACCTTGCTTTTGAAGAAGTTGACGGTAGCTGTAGTTATCTTCAAATGTAATACCATTTTGTTTCATCAAATAGTTGTTTGTAAGTTGGGCTGAGGAATTGATGGTGAAGCATCGACCATCGGCCATACCAAGTCGTTGAGACATCTTATATTAAAATACATCTAGAAATTAATTTGCCTGTTGACAATCGTTTGAAGCCAGGAATTGAATCCCTTACTTCTGAGATGTTGGATCATTGGTTCACACTTGTGTCCCAAGAATACATCAAAGACATCTTTCTCTACGGTGGGTGACACGCGAATCTGGGGATCATCGTTGATATGTTGATTAATGATATTGTAAGCAAAAGCAATCTCTTTGAGAGTTTCTGCACCTGTGATGATAATTTTGCCAGTTGAAAAGATACTTGTCGTAATTTCTTTCATATCTTGAGCGGGTTTGAACTTGATTTTGACAGCGCTGTATCTGTCTGGTTCAAAAGAGACTTTGAAAATGTCTGAGTAATTCTCAAAGTGCTGAGCCACTCGCATAAGATTGATGTTGTAGTTGAGACTGAAGTTTGAGTTGATCATGACAACTCTGAAAGAATCAACTGGAACCTGCATCTCCATTCCCAAAAAAGTCTTGAAAATGTAGGTCAATTGGGTAATGATACGCTTGCAGTCAAAGAGATCACAGCATCCAGCCACTTGAATAGAACCATTTGGGAACACCTTGACAGACTTGGTACTGTAACTGTCGTGATATGTGAGAGTCACTTGGTTATAGAAGGTTGTGGGCTTCAATTTCCACTCAAAACCACAATCTCCCTTAGTACCCGATCGTCTCAACTTGAATGTTTCCAAATTCTCAAAGATGTGACGAAGTTTTTTAATATCAATGTCTTGGATAAAGCTTGAGACCATAGTGATTGTTGTAATCTTTATCCAAGAAGGTCTTGTTTCATCGGGAAGTTCTTTCCTAAACTCATCAAGAGTGAGAAGATAGGAAAAACTGTTGTTGGCTATTGCCGAATACATTGTGCTCCTTTATATGTCGTTCCTCGTCTTTATCTACTTTTAACTGGGTTGAAGTTGACTTAGGTTTACATTGCCAAATATTCCCAAGTTGGCGTTGTAGCGCTGAAATCTATTGTCATCTCTTTCTGACCCTTATTAACAGCATTCGTTGTTTTCAAAACGGTGTTATTAGCATCCAATAGCTTAACTTTCATATTTTCAGTGCGTTGCTGGCAACAGTTTAGTCTGTTTGTAATCACAATTTTTTTAACGGTTGTAGCGGTACCTAAATCAATCTGCATAAAACTAGCACCATTTCCAGTTGTGTGGGCAAAGTTGGTTGGGGTTTTATTTCCATCAACCAATCTCGCAAATGGTCCAGCGCCGTGTGCGGCACCGGGTCCACCGGTGACAGTTTTACCCTCTGCAATATTTGTACCGTTTTCATCGTATACTTCAACTTCGGACAAGTTTATAATATTACCCGGATAGTCAGCCGAAGGTCGTTCTAGGCGTACATATCTAACATTAGTCACACCTTCTGGGGGTGGAGGAGGGGGGGCTGGTCCTGTGGACGAGGGTCCTGTGGACGAGGGTCCTGTGGACGAGGGTCCCTTTTGACCACCCATCATAGTCGTTGCTACGCTTGAAGAAAGGCAACAGACACTGAGAAGACCAACACCCGCAAGCATCGATACAACTGACATTTTCTTATATTTTACTTAGAGATTTAAATTGTTTCTATTGCAAATGACATCATTCATTAAGACGGCTAAAGCTGTCTATGATGTTGAGTCTGAACTTGATTATGTTGAAATTGTTCACGAACGGTTTGTGAGAGGAAAGGGATATATGACCTATGTTGATTACATAAATACAAAACCCCTCGCCGATTGGGTTGTTCTTACATCTAAAACACAATCAATTCCATATGAAAAGTTCCTGGACACCATGTGCGAAAAGACCCTCGAAGTTCGCCAAAAGATGGCAGAACTTGCCGTCGAGAACATTATCGCGGATAGACAAAACATTCATACATATATTCGGGTAGCGCACGCGAGCAAAATTCTAGATCCCACATTCCAGCCACCTTGGATTAACATTAAGAGTGCTTGGCAGAGGGAGTTTATTAAAAAGTTTTGTGAAGATACCCTATTGGATCTTGTTCAAAGAACGCAAGATGAATCTCGTCTCGAGTACTTCTTTAGCGTCGTATATAGTATACAATTAGGAGAATAGCCAAAAGGAGAATCGACGCACCAATAATAGAAAACTTTGGGTTATTTGAAACACCTACAACAACCTTTTGAATAAAAGTTCTATCATTCTTTGTAAACCCGGTGTCAATGTTTCGGCGGGGGTGAAGTGGTCTAGATAAAGAACATTCACTTGTAGATTCCTTACAAAGACCATAGTCGCAATAGACACTACGTTCCTGTTCTGGAATCCCGGGTTCACTTCTCATTTCAGAAAAATCCTCAAAGTCCCCAGTCTGTCTCACACCCCCTGGAAGGGAGAAATCGTGTGTGACAAATGGATTCACATCATTGATAGCATCTTCATCATTGAGCATGTACTTACTCATAGTTAATGTTACTTCAGATTATATTTTTTCGTCTTCATTTTAGAACGATGTTCTTCCCACATCTTATCCAAATCAACATCTAACATGTGAGCGAGTTGAAAGAGATAACTGAAGACATCACCCATCTCCATCATGACATCTGTACCCCTCTCCTTCTTGAGTCCCGTCTTCTTGTAAGTCCTCTTATATTGACGAATCGCAGACGCCAATTCCCCAACTTCCTCCGTCAGTAGAAGCCACACTGTATCTACTGCGGCACGATCCCATCCCTTTGATTTACACACTTTTTCTGTTTCTGATTTATAATAATTCAGACTCATCTTATCTTGTTAACAACTCAAAACTTTAATTGATACCAATCTTGTTATTGTATCCAATCTTTTTACCAACAGTACTGGTATTGATTGGTTGATCAAGAGGTGTAGAGATGGTGTCAATGTCTTTAACATATGCCATATATTGTGAGACACCGGTCTGTATTTGAGAGAGCGCAGTTTCAATGACGCGTCCGTTCATCGTTCGCACTTGTTCGTTTACACGAGAGTAGTGATCACCAGAGTTGTTAATGAAGACAACACGCATGATACTGTACAAGTCATCTGGGTTTTGACGGTCAATGGCAATGCCCGTTTTATTCTTGAACGCCTGACGGATTCCACGCTGGAGGATATTTTGGTTGAACTCGGAAAAAAATAGGGTGTTGAGTGGAGTCTCACACTGCTTGAGAGAGTCGAGGTGGAGGTTGTCACACATTTAATATACCCTCGGAAAAAAAACTTTGTAAATACTAAATGTTGAACATCGCTGACTTCGATGAGGCATACAATGGAAAACCCACAAATGTTGAACAAATCCCATGCCAACCCCCAGCCTGCTTCGTTGGGTCATACGCTCCAGTGAGTAAACCAGGTGAAGAAGGTCGCTTTTTCAATAACACCTATCTTCTCCAGAAGGATCGTAAGTTTGAAACCTTTGGTACTGTCAAGGTTACAAGTGGTGATCTTGAAAAGTGCCGCAAGTAAGTTAAAAATAAAACAAGTAATAAAACTAAATGAGGGTTGTTAAGCGCTCAGGTCGTATTGAGGATATGAAATTTGATAACATCACCAATAGGATCAAGAATCTAACGTATGGACTCTCAGAAAAATGCGACTCTTCTAAAGTTGCCCAACAAGTCGCCTCTTCCCTCTATGATGGTATCACCGCTCAGGAGATTGATACTCTCTCTGCCGAAATATGCGTTGGGATGATTACATCAGACCCCGATTATGAAACTCTCGCAACTCGTATAACTGCCAGTAACATCCAGAAGGTGTGTCCCAATAACTTCCACATCGCTATGAAGAAGTTGGCAAAAGCGGGTATTGTGACTGAAGAAGTCGCACGCATCGCGGGTCGCGTGAGGGATGACATTGACACGAAGAGAGACTACGACTTTGGTTATTTTGGTCTCAAGACCCTCGAGAAAAGCTACCTCCAAAGACTGGATGGTGTCTTGATGGAAACCCCACAGTACATGTTCATGCGGGTCGCGATCGGTATCCATGGGGAAGATATTGATTCTGTTTTGGAGACATACGACAAGATGTCCCGTGGTATGTTCATCCACGCAACACCAACCCTCTTCAACGCTGGTACACCAAGACCCCAAATGTCCAGTTGTTTCCTTATTGCAAACAAGGAGGATTCAATCAATGGCATTTACGGCACTCTCACTGAATGTGCCCAAATCTCAAAGTGGGCTGGTGGTATCGGGATGCACATCCATGATGTCAGAGCCAACAAGTCTCGTATTAGAGGTACAAATGGTCAATCAGATGGTATTATTCCAATGCTTCGCGTATTTAACGCCACAGCGCGCTATGTAAATCAAGCTGGGCGTCGCAAGGGATCTATCGCAGTCTATCTTGAGCCATGGCACGCGGATATCATGGAGTTCCTTGAGTTGCGTCTCAACCAAGGTGACGAGGAGGCGCGGTGCCGCGATCTCTTCTCCGCTCTCTGGATTCCAGATCTCTTCATGAAGAGAGTTGAGGAGAGTGGCAATTGGTCTCTCTTTTGTCCAGACAAGGCACCTGGTCTCTCGGATGCCGTGGGTGAGGAGTTTGAAGCCCTCTACACAAAGTACGAGGAAGAAGGTCGGGCGACTGCGACGGTGCCAGCTGCCGATGTGTGGAAAGCTATTCTCAAGTCTCAAACCGAGACTGGTACACCATACATGCTTTACAAAGACGCCTGTAACCAAAAGAGTAATCAAAAGAATTTGGGTACGATCAAGAGTTCCAACCTCTGTACAGAAATCTTGGAATTTACAGACAAAGATGAGACGGCTGTGTGTAACCTCGCATCAATCGCTCTCCCCAAGTATGTGGATCCAGAGACAAAGACATTTGATTATGAAAAACTCCACGAAGTTACGAAAACTGTCACAAAAAACCTAAACAGAGTTATTGATAGAAATTTTTACCCCGTTGAGACTGCTCGTAAATCTAATATGAGACACCGTCCAATTGGTCTCGGTGTCCAAGGTCTCGCGGATGTATTCATTCTTTGTCGCCACGCATTTGATTCCGACGAAGCGAAGGAAATCAATGCGCGTATATTTGAGACAATGTATCACGCCGCTCTTGAGGCGAGTTCGGAGTTGGCAGAGGTTGATGGTCCATATGAAACCTTTGAGGGTTCTCCAGCTTCACAAGGGGTGCTTCAATTTGATATGTGGGAAGGTGAGACCAAGCTTCACTATGACTGGGACGCTCTCAAGGAACGCATCAAGGAGAAGGGTCTTCGTAACAGTCTCCTCATGGCACCAATGCCAACAGCCTCCACCGCACAAATCTTGGGTAATAATGAATGCTTTGAACCCTACACGACGAACATCTATCTGAGAAGAACCCTCGCGGGAGAGTTTGTGATTGTAAACAAGCATCTCGTAGATGACCTCAAAGAGATTGGTCTCTGGTCCAAGGATATGAAGGATCTCATGGTGAAAGCGGGTGGTTCCATTCAAAATATTGTGGATATTCCAGATGAAATTAAGAAGTTGTACCGCACAGTTTGGGAAATCAAGATGAAAGATGTCATTGACATGGCCGCAGATCGTGGTCGCTTCATTGATCAAAGTCAAAGTATGAATCTCTTCATGGAAAGTCCAACGATGTCCAAGCTCTCCTCTATGCACATGTACAGTTGGAAGAAGGGTCTCAAAACGGGGATGTATTACCTTCGATCTAAGGCAAAGGCGCGCCCAATTCAGTTCAGTCTTGAACCAGAATGTGTGGCATGTTCAGCTTAAAGTTTTAATTGGATAATCAATTAGCATAATGTCTAAAATTAACGACGCTATTGAAAATTTAGAAATCGCCGAGTTTAACAACCGAAAGATTGTTCTTTCCACCAAGCAGGGTACCCCACTGAGGATTCAATTCCCGCGGTTATACATGCCTTTCGGTATCTCGGGTTTTGAACCACCAGTCGGAATAATTAAATACAATGTAGATTTGGCTCTCAAGGGTCATGATGAAGAGGGGAGTTACATCAAAAAGTTTTATGAATCCCTAAGACAAATTGAAAGTAAAATCATTGATGCTGTCGTTGAACAAAGTGAAAAGATCTTTGGGAAGAAGATGACACTTGATGAAATCCAACCAATGTTTAATTCAAATGTAAAGGAAAGCCCCGATCGCGAACCTAAATTTCGTGTGAAGGTTGATACCGATCACAATAGTATGATCAAAGCGGCTGTCTATGACGCAAACAAAAACCCAATCAAGACGGAGATTTCAAATGGTCTCTATGCAAGAAATAGTGGACATGCTATTGTTGAACTCAATAGTGTGTATTTCTTGAACAGAAAGTTCGGTTGTACTTGGAAACTTAATCAGTTGGTTGTTTATGAACCACAAAATCTCAAGGGATTTCAATTTCAAATCTAATAGAGTGGTCTGTAAGTGTTGGTACCCGGTCTGTTGTAATACGCAGGTACGGGACTATAATTACGTCCCCGACCGCCAGTCTTTGTATAGAATGCATTACCGGCGGTTTGGTAGATGCGGTTCTTTTGGGCATCCGTGTAATTTGTGGCTGCCGCCCTTGCTTGATTGCGATAATCATACGCCAATCCCCGTGCGTCCCGTTTGAGGTCTTTAGCCATACCATACGCTTCCCTCTTAACCTGACGCGCAGTTGACCTGGCCATACCCCTAGCCATACTCTTAGCTAGCATACCCGCGAGGGCTGCCATTTATATTTACTTATTACCATTATTTTTGTTTAAGAGAAGAAGGTGATATATGATCTGAGCTTCCTTAAGAAGTTTACCTTGAATCTTGGTAAAGCTCTTAGGGTCCAAACCTAACTTGATCTTAGCCAATCGTACAGACTCATCCCACTTTGCAAGAGTCATTCTTGTAATACACCTACAAATTTTTACGCCATCTTCTTCATCTTCTTCTTGTAAGCGGCAGTACCTTCCTTGGGCTGGAGCGCAAACTTACCCTTCTTTGGCTTGAACACCTTTGTTAAGTGCTTCTTACCCTCCTTCTTCATGCGGTCAAGGGCGGCTTGGTGAGCAGCGACCGACTTGATTTGCCCATCCTTGGCATCCAACATGAGATCCTTCGCGCGGAGACCACCCGAGGTCTTTTCGGCTGTTCCGTGGAAAACTTCGGCACGACTTCCAATTGGTTTCATAGACATCTTTTTATATATTAGGCTTTGAAAATTTTCTTGATGTCCAAAATTGAAATCCTCTCTGTAGTTCTCTTGACTGGTATTTGATTTTCAATTCTCTCATCATTAAGAACTTTTGAACACACGATAGATTTGTGACCTTGAAGTGCCATCATTTCTTCCTCAACACTCACAAATGTATCGGTCTCTTTGTATATGAGTTTCTTGACATAAACCCGCTTCGTTTGTCCTGTGCGATGACTGCGACCCACAGCTTGAAGTTCTGTCGCGGGATTCCACGAAGGACCTGTGATATACACACGAGTCGCTTCTTGTAAGTTGAGTCCTTGCCCTCCCGATTTGATTTGAATGATGAAAACAGCACCCGCTGGTGCTTTTTTAAACGCGTTGACTTGATTGTCTCTCTCATCCTTGGGAACGGAACCATCAATACGGAAAGTGGGGCATTCCATGTTCTGTTGAATGTAGTCCATTTCACCTCGGAACTGACAGAAGACCAGGGTCTTTTCATCTGGATGTGCCTTAATCATATTGAAAAGGGTCTCCATCTTGTTAGATCGCCCCACCCACTGTTCAGGTTGCGTTCCATTCTGCTTGGCGATACCATCTAAGTACATCTGTGGAAGGATACAGCATTGTCGTGCTCTCAATAAACACTCAAGAATAACCATATTCTTTGCATTGAGGCTGATGGCATGTTTGAACGCATCTTTAATCGTATCTTGGGCATCTTTGAAAACAAATTCATAGAGCTGTCTCTCATCCGGGAACATATCAAGTTCAACATTTTCAAAGTGACACGGGGGAAGTTCCAATCTACTGTTGATTTTTGCCAAGTCATCTTTGGTACGACGAAGAATGTAGATATCTTGGATTTTGTTCGTCATACCTTGAACGAGTGACTTCTCAATACCAAGGAAAGCACAAAGAGACACAAAGTCGTTCATAGAGTTGAACACAGGAGTGCCAGTCACAATCCACTTAATATCAGTCTTGAGACGACACACACTCTTAAAGAGTCTTGATGACTTGTTCCGAATTTCGTGAGCTTCATCAAGTATAACCCGATCCCATGTATGTGTATGGATTGGTGTATCTTCAGGAGTTGAGAGGAGCGAGTAGGGTGCGATGACGATGTCCGCCTCTTTGAGGTGTCTCTTTGGTCCATCAAAGAGGTGGACGGATAGCTGCGGAGCAAACTTTTTGATTTCATTTGCCCACTGCGTAATAATGCTCTTGGGTACGACGATGAGAGTACTCTTTTTGGGGTTTCCAAGCATCGTAGCAATCAATTGCGCACTTTTGCCAAGCCCCATTTCATCACAGAGGAAACCTCCCTTCGGTCCAGATGTTTGGTTCTCCATTGTAAGCATCCAGAGGACACCTTCGCGTTGGTAGGGGGCGAATAGCCTACCATTGAAATTGTCCTTTGCACGGTTATAGTGTTCCTCAATAGTCATGGTTTTGGTTTGATTTTTACATAGGGGTTGTACACTTAGGTGATTAAGAATCTGTTCTAAGTTCCGAAAAGTTATAAATTTATTAATAAAAATTCTTAAGAAAGTTGTTACAATCTTAAGAACTTTTGTCTATAGAAAAAATTAGTTTTTTGAGGTTTTGTCGGAAGATGATCCAGATTTTTTAGCCTCATATTCAAGTCTCTTTTGCTCTTTGATCCTTTCTTTGTTTCTCTCATAGTACAATTTGTTCTGTTCCTTCACTTTGTCTTTGTTTTGTTCCCTATATTTACGACACGATTCTTTATTTCTATCTCTGTCATAGTCACAAGTAACCAATCTATACTTGTAACCGTCTGGTGGTTTGGGAAGCGTCACAGTCTCTTCTTCCATCTTACATGTAAAGTAGATTTTATCTTTAATAATATTTTCTGTATCATCTTCCGAAAAATTATAAATATACCATTATGAAAAAATTTTAAAGTTCTTGTAAAGTTGTAAAGTTTCGTCCTTAGAAAAAAATAGTTTTTTTCATTCTTGTCGGAAGGTGGAACAGATTTTTTTGTATATCCTAAAAACTCCAGGACATGACATTTTGTGGAAATAAAATCTTAACTATTAGTATGAGCCACCCAACTTCATTCTTCATCCTTGACAACGAGGAACTCGGTACGTGTTGGATAGGTCAAACCAAAATGAGACTGGATACAAACGGTCGGTCTCTACTCCCACATATAAGTAGGGAACAATTAATAGATAAATTGGCTACTAAATATGAAGAATACTCCTACCCATGCCTTGAAGTTGAGCGTGTAAAGAAAGATGGAACATATTTATTCTATGGTCTTGAACAGTGGCTTACTAAATTGAAGTGTGAAATCAAACGAAATCCACGGAAGCTTAGAGATGTTAACGAGCTTCTCACCGCTGGTTGGATCGAGGGTGACCCCACGATTAATTCAACGGTTCACGTCTTACACATCAACAACACAAAAGAAGTTGTACAAAATGTATATAGAAAGTTGTTGGGGGAATGGGAAGCCAAAGGTTTCAGATGTCTCAACAAACTCAGATGTAAAACATATGAAGACAAGAAAAAAGACCCTGAGTTTCTCTATAATCGCGCCCGCAAAGAAGTTCTCCGTCAAATGAAGAAGACTGGGAAGATGCCAAAAGACACAACCATTGAGAAGTACCACATTAAAGAAGATGAGATTAAAGAATGTATGGAAGAGGTGGTATTTTGTCAACCTTGTGAGAAAGAGTTTTATAAGAAGGGGAACTATTGGTATTGTTTGTGTGATAAACGTGTAGGTAGATGTTCAAATACTAAATGTAAAGCTATAGGAGTACGACTTGGTTTAAAGGTTGGTGGATCTATATGCGAGCATAGTAAAATCCGTTCAGCTTGTAAAGATTGTAAAGGTGGAGAAATATGCGAACATAATAGAGTTCGTTCAAAGTGTAAAGAGTGTGAAGGTGGGTCTATTTGTGAACACAATAGACAGCGTTCAACGTGTAAAGAATGTGGGGGTGGTTCTATATGCGAGCACAATCGTCAGCGGGCCCTTTGTACAAAATGTGGTGGAAGTCATATATGCGAACACAACAAACGACGTTCAGAATGTAAACGGTGTAGGGGAAGTCAAATATGCGAACACAACAAACGACGTTCAGAATGTAAGGATTGTAAAGGAGGTCATATCTGTGAACATGGTTGCACACGTTCAAGTTGTAAAGATTGTAAAGGAGGAAGTATATGTGAACATGATAAACGACGCTCTCGTTGTAAATTGTGTAATCCGCCGAGTTATATAAAAGAATTAAGGAGATATAGACGGTGGTTTTTCACAAAAAACTCAAACCCAACCCACACACTTGATGACCTTTGTATGACATCCGAAGAATGGCTGAAATACCTCCATAAAACATTTGAAGATAGGTACGGAAGACCTAAAACAGAAAAAGATGATGTTCACATAGATGAGATAATTCCATGCTCTGCGTGGAATTTGCCAGATGACAATAAGTACTGTTGGCACTATCTGAACTCTCAGTGGTTATTAGCTGAGGATAATTTATCAAAAAGTGATTCATATGAAGAGGAGGACAAGCTTGCTATGATAGAGAGAATTCAATCCTCAATATACACATCCTCATCGGAAATTGGTTGAATCTCACATACGGGTGGGGGCACCTCTTTCTTCTTGCGGGTCTTCTTCTCCTTGGGTTTGGGTAGTTCATCCAGGTGTTCCCTATAGTAGAGAACCTTGTCCCAGAATTCCTTCATTATCGGTAAATTTGTTGTCCACCATTCGGGATCTCTCTTTACATTAACAACTACAAACTCCTCTGGTCTTGGCCAATTCGTCTCAGCTGGTTTGTATTGAATGAAATCCGCTTCTTCTAAGTCTAAAATCTGCATACATAACTGCAATTGAGGCATATAATGCTCGGGAACAGATGCTTCAATTTTACGAGACATTGGACACTTAATTTCTACAAGTTTCCCAGACTCTGTCACACCATCGGGGCTACCACCTAACCATGTATGAATCGGGTGTGGAACGAGACCTAATTCATGTACGACTTCACCATGTCTCTCTTCATAGAGGATACGGGCTTCATCTTCATATTTCTCACCGTGCCTCGTGGCTTCATTGCCCATAAAACGGGGTCCAATACCACATTTTTTAAGAAGGAGATCTTCGGGTTTTTCATACTTATTCACACCGATGGCTGTTGCTGCGTCCGAGGCGGTTAGGAGATTTCCACGAAGGGCTAACCATTCCTCGCTCTTCTGCGCCGCATATTCCCGCTCAATCAAGGCTTTGACATTGGGATGCATATTAATGTATTATCGTTGGTAGTTTTTAAGTTGTTCAAAGAATGCTCGAGCTGCCAATTGTTCGGCTTGCTTTTTACTCTTGGCTTCCCCCCTACCCCCAAATTGACCATTTATATAGGTATCAATGTAGAAAATACCTTCGTGATGACCCACAACACGATATTCTGGGAGCGGAATATTCATAATTTGGCAATACTTCATAAGGTGATCCTTAAAGTTATCATCAATCATGATCTTATTGAGATCGATAAAATTGGGATCATTGTAGATTCTAAGAACAAACTCCTTTGCATGAAGGAGACCCAAGTCCATGTAGATCGCGCCGATAAGGGCTTCAAAAACATCTTCTAAGATCTTTGGGTTATTATTCCATCCATTTTTCATACCTTTCTCATCCATAAGAACTATGTTATTGAGACCCATTTTGAGAGCTATATCAGCTAGGGTCTCCGAGCGAACGAGTTTTGTACGAGCTTTAGTGAGAAAACCTTCCTGCCTCTCTTCAAATCTATCAAAGAGGAATTTTGTGATAATAAATCCTAGTACCGAATCACCCATGAACTCCAGGGTTTCAAATGATTCCGTAAGGTTTTCATATTCTTTGAGGGCGGATTTGTGAGTAAAAGCACGCTGGTACAAAGACAGATTTTTGATCTTTGTACCGACGAGTTGTTCAATCTGATTTTGATCAACAAACATGTCGAGTTTTATTATTGTAATGTGTTATTTTTTTAAGCCTTCTTCACGTAGTGAGGGCTGAGGTACTTTTGGAGGTTCAAGTAGGTAACAACAACGTCAGCTGGTGGTTGCAACAAATCCTTGAGCTTTTCGTCGAGGATGAGTTGGCGACCGTTATCTGGGTGCTTGAGTCCCTTTTCGGTGATGTACTTGTTGATGAACTTAGTAACCTCAGAGCGAGAGATGAGTTCACCTTCGGCAAGACCCAAGAACTCACGCAACTTAGGTGTTACTTCTTGCTTTCGGTTGAAGCCATTGTTCGCAGCACGAGCCTTCGCCTTTTCGCCATCTGGATCCTCTTGGGTGCTCTTGACCTTACGGACAAGCTTGGTGAGGGCCTTGACATCGGCGCGGAGGGCAGTAATTTCAGCTTGGATAGTTTCAAAAGACATCTTATACCTTGTATTGCGTCTTAATCTTTAAGTCACAGCATACAACAAAATTACGAGA